GCCAGGAGATACAAATGACCTTCAAAAAATGGATCAAGAAAGTGGTCCTGCTCCCCTTCAACATCTTCATGGGGACCGAAACCACCGCCGCCGAACGTGTTATCCAGTGGGAAGATACGTTCTTCACCGAGTACGTCCGCGCCAACCGCTTCAAGAAGTACATGGGCACCGACGAAAACGCCGTCATCCAGATCAAAGAAAACCTGACCAAGACCCAGGGTGACGCCATCACCATCAACCTTGTAGGCGCTCTGGACGCCAGCTCCGGTCCGAACACCGGAAGTTCCGCGCTTGTCGGCTTTGAAAAGGCGCTCCCCAACGACGGCCACAAGATCACCGTCGCCGTTGTCCGGGACGCCGTGACCGTCAACAACTTGGAAGAGCAGGCTAGCCCCATCGCCATCCGCAACGCCGGCAAGGTGGCGCTGAAAGACCTCTCCATGCGCTACCTGCGTAACGCCATCATCGCCGCCCTGCACACCATCAACGGCGTGGCCTACGGCACCGCAAACGAGACGCAGAAGGACGCATGGCTGGTGGACAACGCCGACCGCGTACTTTTCGGCGCAGCCAAGGGCAACAACGCCGCCAACGACCACAGCGCGGCTCTGGCGATGATTAACGCTACCGACGACAAACTGACTGGCTCGGTTGTCTCCCTCGCAAAGCGTATCGCCCAGACCGCCACCACGGCAAACGGCGACGGTATCCGGCCTGTTACCTACGGCGAGGACAACGAGACTTTCGTCATGTTCGCTCCGTCCTTCGCATTCCGCGACCTCCGCGACTGGATGGTTGCTAACGGCAAGTGGGATACCGCCCTTGAACGCAGCAAGGACAACCCGCTTTACTCCGGCCCGAACAGCATTGAGTGGGACGGCGTAATGGTCCGCGAAATCCCCGAGATGCCGATTCTGGCAGACGTGGGCGCAGACTCCTGCGACGTGGCCCCCTGCTTCCTGTGCGGGGCGCAGGCCATCGGCGTTGCATGGGCGCAGCGCACCAAAACCACCACGAAGAAAGAAGACGACTACGGCTACAGCCAGGGCGTCGGCTTTCAGGAAATGCGCGGCATTCAGAAGATTCAATGGGGCCAGGGTGGCAACGATGCAGTCGATTGGTCTGTAGTAACCGTGTACGTGGCGGCTAATCCGGACGCCTGACCAACAACGGCGGGGTAGGGGTAACTCTACCCCGCTTCACTAAGGAGCAGCCATGAAGTTCCGATACTTGGGCGACAAAGACAACATGCAGGTTTTCGGCTACGACTTCCGCGACGGGGCCACTCCCGATGTGACCGACGAAAATGCTCTCAAGCGTCTCAGTGGTAACAGCCACTTTGAGGTAGTTGATGAAGACCGCGAATGGCTTGAAATCGCGCCCAACAAGAAGAAACCCGGCAGAAAGCCCAAAGCAGAAGTGACCGAGTAAGGAGCGTCCGTGTTCCCAATTTCGATACGGTGGGATAAAGGTTTAGGTAATCTCGCAATATCCGCGCGGATGCTGTACGGCCTCGGCTATTGGGACTTTGCTAATCAGGTTGAGTCGGCAGAGGACACGGCTAACTGCCGGGTCTACCTTGCCGAACTCCCCACATCGTCCCTCACCCTATCGTGGTACACGGTAGACGTTACCCTCCCATCCGCTCCCGGCCCCTTCCCTATCGAGATATTCGACGGCAACGGGGATTTGATAGGCGATGACCTCGCCCCCGGCACGGCGGCAGGTTCAACAAGCGGCACCGGCTCCGCTGGCGCAGGCATCACCCGCGAACAGTTGGCTATCAAGGTGCTTTCCAACCTCAAGGTTTATGACCGCTCGGGCCTTGACGCTGAGGACCAGCAGAACGTGTTGGACGCCTATGACGCCGTTTACCAGGAGTTGAAAGACGATGGGCTGGTAACGTGGATGCAGGGCGAGGGCGAAACCATACCCGTTCGTTTCATGAACAGCATCATTGCCCTTGTCTCGGCGGCTGATGTGCTGCTCGGCACCTACGCGCAGGAACCCGTTGACGTTCAGCGAATCATGGCGGGGAAGTCGGCAGCGGAGCGGAGAATCAGGCGGCAGTTGGCGAGTGCGCAGGATACCGAAACGACTACCGTGGAGTATTTCTGATGCAAAAGGTTAAGAGTCCAGCCAAGCGGGGCGAGATATCCGCCCGAGCAGCACGCGCAGCGGTTAAAGCTGTTGTCTCTCGGGGCAGCAAACCCGAGAAGGTAGCCAAGGGGCAGGACATCACTATGGGGGACAAGTGATGTCAAATACAGCCAAGGTGTCACACCTCAGAAAAGTTCCAAAGTACAACCACCAAGTGGTTGACCACTTAGAAACGCTTCTTGCCTTGGCAAAGAATGGTGAGGTGTTGGAACTCATAGCCACGGTGAAATATGACAACGGGCTATACGGTCACTCTTGGACTGGCTGCGAAAACATGTTTGAACTGGTGGGCGTGTTGGAACGGCAGAAGCTGGCAACCCTTAGAAGGATGGACACGGACTGATGCCAAGAATTCCCCTCGTATTTGGTCAGATGGATTTGGAGAGCGACCAGACCAGCCGCCGCGATCAGGTGTTAGCGCACTTGATTAACGGCTACCGTGTCGGCACCTCCATCCACATGTGGCCCGACCGCGCCGAATACTGCGACCTGAGGGAGAATGGCAACGTCTACGTGTGGCAGTCTACCTTCCATGGCGTCAAGTATGCCGTGTGCGCGGGGAAACTGTTTCGCTTTGAGGGTGAGGGGCAGAAAACAGAGATAGCCGGGCCGATTCTTGCGCTTGGCACCCCGCCGACCTTCACCGAAGATGCCTACAGCGTGTTTGTCGCCGCAGCCTCTCCGATTTACAAGATAACCGGAGACACGGGGGCAGCTATCGCAGGGGGGCAGGCACCGGTTAACGTAACCTCGCTGGCGTTTCTCTCCGGCTTCCTCGTTGCCAACGGGCAAGACCCTGCAGGGGGAGGGTTGGCCGGTGATTTTGCCTACTCTGACACGCAGGGGGGGGACGGCCCGACCTACGCCGTATGGTCCTACGAGAACAACGCCAGCAAGCCGGATGCGCTGCAGGGGCTGATTGCCACACCGGACGATTACCTGTTTGCAATCGGCACTGAATCTGTTGACGTGTCCTATGTTTCGGGCAACGTGGAGAACCCTTTCAGCAGCAACAAGGCGCTTGCACAGCCCTTTGGCACCCCGGAGCGGCACACCATCGCCTACGACTCGCAATCCATTTTCTTCATGGCTGTAATCCAGGGGAACCGGCAGATTGTTCGCCTCGTTGGCGGCAGGGCACCGCAGATAATCGGCTTCCCCGTTGGCGTACCGGTGCAGGATGCTGATATCTCCGGGGCAAGGGGCCACATGGTGGGCTACAAGGGCCAGACGTTCTACGTGCTCACCTTCCCTCAGGCCAATGTCACCATTGATGACCTATTCTTCCCTTCCCTCACCCTCGCCTTTAACGTGCGAGCCGAGGAATGGGCTATTTTGGGCGAATGGGACGCGGAGCAGGGGCGGTATACGGCAGCGGTGGCGCAGTCTTTCGCCTACGACGGGGCAACGCGCTACATCGGCGGCAACGATGGCAAGGTGTACACCCTCGGTGAGGGGGAGCGGGCCGATGAGCCGCTGATGCTGCACCGCTGGCGCAACGATGGCCGTCTGGAATGGGGCGCTGCGCGGCCCCTTTCACTTGGGGCGATTGGCGACAGGCGCACCCCGCTGCACTCCCGGCAGTGTGGCAGGTACTACAAGCGGCAGGATGAGTTTATCTTTGCCAACGGCGGCACCCGCATGGCGATCCGCACTGGCTGGCGCACATGGGGCAAGCCTACCGACCAGAAGATTAGCCGTGAATATGGCTATGACGTGAAGCGCGGCGATACCGGAGTGGTGTTCAACGAAGTGACGGAAGATATCAAGGTGGTGCGATGACACTCTCTTCCAACCAGACGCCGAAATCACCCCGTGAGTTGGAGCAGTTTTACCGGGACGTGGCTAAGATGCTCGGCAACCTCGCTGGCATCCCCTGGAACCTCATCAGCAAAGCCGGGAGCCGCTTGGATGAAATCACCGTCCGTACTCACAACCTGTTGCAAGAGGTCAAGGGGTGGGCTACCGGGGCTGACACCGTTCAGGACCGGCATATCAGCGATGCAGACGGCAAGGTGTGGCAGGATCACGTCGAGGTGACCGACGGCAACCCCCATGGCACCGACCACGCCGCGCTTGACGCCATTGGCGAACTCGACCCGGCCAGCGCAGACGCCACCAAGGACAAACATCTCAGCAACGCGCAGAGCAAGGTATGGCAAGACCACACCGATGCAACGCAGAACGTTCACGGTGTCGGCACAGGCAACAGTGTGGTAGGCACCGGGACGGCGCAGACCCTAACAAGCAAGAAGTTTGGAGATAGTATCACCCTCCCGAAAACAGCGGGGGTAGGCATCAAGGTTGACAATGATGCCCCGGATTTCCCTTGGCGCGACCTGTTGGGGCTGATTATCTACAAAGACGTGGGCGTAGGTTCTCCTTTGCTCACCACCTATCGGGGCAATGTCAGAGATGTTAACTTTGCCGCCGGGGATGATTACGACCTGAAATTTCACATTGACCATGATTGGGTGCCGGGGAAGGACTGTTTTATCCACATGCACTGGTCACACAATGGGACCGACGTAAGCGGTAGCCTGGTCATTAACTACTACGTCACTTATGCTAAGGGGCACAACCAAGCGCCGTTCCATGCGGAAAAGAACATCACGCAGACCATCGCCAGCCTGAGTATCGCGAACACTCCGCAGTATCAGGCGCGAATAGACGAAATTCAGCTTTCTTCCTCGGGCGGTAGCGCTACCACGATTGACACCGATTTGATAGAGCCAGACGGGTTAGTCCTTATCCACTTCGATGTGACCACCATCCCGACTATAACCGGCGGATCTGGCAAGCCGTTCATCCATTTTGTGGACGTGCATTGTCAGTCAACAGGGGTAGGGACCAAGCAGAAGACACCGGACTTTTACACGTAAGGATAACTCATGATACACACCCTTTCACTCTGCCCCACCTGTTTCAAGCGCATTCCGGCGAAGATCCACTTTGCCGACGGCATGGCGATCATGACCAAAGAGTGCGACGTTCACGGGCCATTTACGGCGGTGGTGGAGAAGGATATCCAGCACGTCTCCAACTTCTACCACCGGGGCACCTTGGGGAACAACAACACCATCATCATCAACATTCATGACCAGTGCAACATGGGGTGTGGCTGGTGCTACTACCCGATGGGGAAAGAGAAGCCGCGCCCATTCTCGCATTACCACAGCCTACTTTCTCACCCCTACAGCGGGTACAACCTGCTGTTCTCCGGTGGGGAGCCGACCATGCGCCCCGACTTCTTCGACTTCCACCATGAAGCGTATATCCGGGACCGTGCGCCGTCCTCTATCACCAACATGATCCGGCTCGGGGATGATGAATTCTTCTCCAAGTGCATGAATGAGGAACACATTACCGGAAGCACTTTGCGCTTTGCCATGTCCATGCAGCACCCCAAGAACTACGGGGAGCGTGAACTGGCGGCAAAGGTAAGGGCTGTTGAGAATGTGGAGCGGCACGGGCTAAAGGCCATGTGCGCCATGTTTTCCATGCAGAGCCTTGATGAGCTGGACTGGATACGGGACTTCTACGACAAAACCAAGCACACCTATGGCATGTTACGCGTCCGCACCATGTTCGGCAATTG